TGATTAGGTGTTACTTGATGTTCTAAATGACTAGGAAACATAACTATGTCTCCTGATCTAGGGCTGATATAGAACTCACTTGTATTATACTGCACAGGTTCTGAAAAACTTACTCTTACAGTATCATGAAATAAGTTTGTATATAAATGTGATTTATTAAAAACAATATCACCAGCATCTGGTTCATTTTTAATGTAGTACACTCCGCTTAACATTGCATTACTGTGCCAATGTAAACTATTACTCTCACCTTTTGAGTGTTTATTAATCCAACTATTCTGTAATTCAAATACAACATCATCGTTGACTTTTAATTCTTCTTTTACAAATACATTACATGCTTCTTGTATCTGTGTTTTTAATCCTGCTAATTTAGGAGCGTTTAAAATATACTTGTCTTCAGTATGTTCGTGCCCAGCCGCTTCATCAGGATAATCCAATTTTTCTATCCATGCCATAGTTAAAGGATCTATAGTTCCTAAATTTGCATAAAATAACGGTATAGAAAATAACGGAGTTGTTTGATATTTCATTATATAGTTGTCCTAACTGAGTTTTGTCCTAGTGAGCCTTTTGGAAAATAATTAAAAGCCAAACTGTATCTATCTTGTTTATCTAAACTACGAGCAACTGTATGTTCTAAATGACTAGGGAAAATTAATACGTCCCCTGAGATAGGCTTTACTGTCCATTCTCCTGAAGTATATTGACTCCAGTTTTGATTTGTGTCTGGACGTACATGTTCTGGAAAACTATTTAAATGTTGTCTGTTCTTTTTAAATGTAAGTGGGTTACTGGTTGGTCCTACATCAGGATAATATACGCCGCTAATTACAGCATTAGCATGATTGTGTAATTCAATATCACTACCAGTATTCATTTTATTAATCCAACTAGTAGTAAGTTTAAATTCTACATCGTTAATAACATCTAAGACTGTATATGCAAAATGGTCAACTGCTTGTTTAATTAAAGTTTGTAAGTTTAATAATTTTGGTTGGTTAAGGATATCAAATCCACGCTCTGACGCTGGTAAATGATCTTCAGTACCATATTGAGCAACACTACTATTGGGATAGTCTAGGCGTTTAAGCCAAGCGAGTGTAATAGGATCTAGTGGTCCTATGTGTGATTTAAGTAAAGGTGTTGAAAATAAAGGTGTAATCTCATAATGCATAGTATTATAATACTATCAAACATAAGATTTGTCAACCAATTAAAAAACCGTATCCTGCGCCGCCTGCTACTTGTTGCGAAACTTCTAGTTCTAGTTTTTCTAATTCGGCTGTTGCTTCTGCTTTGAGTGCATCACCGTTTAATGCTGATCCACCTTGTGGTCCTGCAATTTGGGCAAATTTACTACGGGCTTCGCCTAACATGAATTTACATGTTGCAAGAGTGTATTCTTTAATCCAATGGCTTGCAAGATAGTCAATTAATAGTTGTTCATCTGATCTATAATTGTATGCAAACAATAATAGTGTTTCTTGTGTACGCGGGCGTTGTAACATCGTTAATTCTTTTGTAGTCGTATTCCATTTGAATTCAATGTATGAACCAAACATACGACCTACTAATTCTTGGTACTGACTAAACATATCGTATGTTGCTAGTCCGCCCATGTTTGAACTTGACAACAAATATGTGTTAGTGTATGCCATGTTAAATGGTTCAAACAATGTGCCGCCGTCTCCGCCACCGGAGCGTGAACCAATTGAACGTCTAAATATTTTTCTAACTTCAATTACATTGTCAGGTAATACATATGTATTTTGATCTTCAACTGTAGGCATAAACATATATGATTCTTCTACTGAATTATCACTACGTTGTCTAAATCTTGACAATGCTTTATTCAAAGCAACTTCGTAATGAATTGGATCCAATTCGACGTCTACCATGCCTCCGCCCAATAGTGCGTAAACGTAGTCGAAAACTTCTTGTTTTTTAGTTGCTAATGTTGCCATGTGTTATACTCTCCATTAGTATTTATCGTTAGACGTCTCGTTCGATAAATATGTGTATGCCAAGAATAAGTTTATACAAACCAGAAAAGGGCAATGATTATCATTTTATGGATAGACAAATCCATGAAATGTTTACTGTGGGCGGAACTGACATTTACGTACACAAATATCTAGGCCCCAATAATCCGGAAACTGCTGACGCAACTGCGGATCAACCTCGTTACGATGCTGTTAAGGAGACTAACATACAAGACATGTTATTCTTAGAAAACAGGGATCGAAAATATGATCCAGACATTTACACAATGCGTGGTATTTACAATGTACAAGATATTGATTTTGACATGAGTCAATTTGGACTATTCTTAAGTAATGATACATTGTTTATGACTATTCCAATTAATAGCAGTGTAAAAACACTTGGGCGGAAAGTTATATCAGGTGATGTAATTGAACTTCCTCATTTAAAAGACGAATATGCACTTAACGATCATGCTGTTGCACTTAAACGGTTTTATGTTGTTGAAGATGTTAACAGAGCAAGCGAAGGCTTTTCACCTACTTGGTATCCGCATTTATATAGATTAAAATTAAAACAGATTGTTGACAGTCAAGAGTTTAAAGAAATACTTGATTTGCCTGCAGAAGAAGGTAGCGATAATACATTACGTGATATGTTATCAACATACGAAACAGAAATGCAAATTAATAATGCAGTAGTTGCACAAGCAGAAGCAGATGCACCTAAATCGGGTTATGATATAGGACATTATTATACTCTTGCAACAAATGATGACGGTACTGTTGCCCTTAAAACAGCGGATGCTAGTGAAATCGATGCAAGTAATATCGGAACTAGTGCAGACATGATTTCTGATCGTCCTGACAGGGCAGGATATCAAGGATACTTGCTCGGTGTTGAAGGTAACAACGGTGCTCCTTATGGTATGGGGATTAGTTTTCCGTCAGTGCCAGAAGATGGAGATTATTTTATGCGAACAGATTTTTCACCAAAACGATTATTTAAATATGACGGTAATCGTTGGGTCAAACTACAAGATGGTATAAGAGTTGATCTTTCAAATACTGATACTCGCAATACACAGAAAACAACATTTATTAACAATCCAGCAACATCACAAATTGGTGGCGAAACAGTTAAAGAGAAGCAGAGTCTTTCAAAGGCACTGCGTCCAAAGGCAGATAATTAATGGAACATTTTTATGACGGCCAAGTAAGACGATATGTAACTCAAATGGTAAGATTGATGAGTAACTTTTCTGTTAAAGATGGCAAAGGTAATTTAACTCAAATCCCTGTAACATACGGAGATCTTACACGCCAAGTTGCAAACATCATACGTGATAACAGTGAAAATAAAATACCAAGTGCTCCGCGTATTGCCGTACATATTACAGGCATGGAAATAGATAGAGAACGCACAAGTGATGCAAGTTATATTAGCAAAGTTAACATCAGAGAACGTGCTTATGATGAAACAGGCAAAGAATATTTAAATTACGAAGGCAAAAATTATACAGTTGAAAGACTAATGCCTACGCCTTACAAGTTAACATTTAATTGTGATATTTGGTCAACTAATACTGATATGAAATTACAAATATTAGAGCAAATATTAGTGTTGTTTAATCCAAGTTTAGAATTACAAACTACTGACAACTATATTGATTGGACTAGTTTAACTGCTGTTATGTTAGACAGTGTTACATGGAGTTCAAGAAGTGTACCGGTTGGTGTTGATAGCGAGATAGATGTTTCAACATTAACATTTAGTACACCAATTTATATTAGTCCTCCAGTTAAAGTTAAAAGACTAGGAGTTATCACAAACATTATTACAAGTATATTTGATGAAGATACCGGAACAATAGACTTAGGATTAAGCATGCCAACATTAAATTCATATGATGATAGTGTTGTACCAGGCGCTGTAGATACTAAAGGCGGTCGTCGAGTTGAAACTACTGCGGCTAAGCATGTAGTCGGTACTAACTATCAAGACTATGGCGTTTATATACAAGGCACCCTAGCACAAATTGAAAGTCGTGGTATAGTTGGTGCATCTAACTGGAGGCAAATACTAGATTCTCATCCAGGACAATACCAAGACGGTATTAGTAGAATGTATTTTACAAAATTGAACGAAGTAAAGCATGAAGTTACTGGTACAATTAGTATGAATCCTATAGATGAAACTCAGTTAATAATTGATTGGGATACTGATACATTCCCAAGTAATAGTATTATAGAAGGACCGGTTAGAAATAACAATCAATGGACAACTATTGATTATATAATTGACCCGCAAAAGACTGTTCCAACAAATGTAATGAAGGGCCTCGGTGGTAGGCTATTGTTATTAAATGACATCGGCGATGCTAGTAATGGAGAAGGTGCTAATGCATGGCGAGGTGACTTGGGTGATTTAGTTGCTAAACGTAATGATATAATCGAATGGAATGGTACTAGTTTTGTTGTTGTATTTGAAGCCGTAACTAAAAAAACAGTTACATACGTAACTAACTTGAATACCGGCATCCAATATCGATGGGACGGCGAAGAATGGTTACTAAGTGTTGAAGGCCTATATCCAGGAGGGACCTGGAGGATAGCACTAAATGGATAATTATTTTTATGAACAAGATAATTTGCAGTGGAACATTATTCTATAGTCTAGACACCCAGCGGTTTTTATTACTACATCGTGCTCAAGGAAAAACTAAAAATCTTTGGGGATTAGTTGGAGGCACTGGTGAAGGCGAAGAAACTCCGTGGGAAGTACTAAAGCGTGAAATACAAGAAGAAGTTGGGTTTAGTCCAACTATAGAAAAAACAATTCCGCTAGAAACTTTTATATCACACGATCATCAATTCCAATTTCATACCTATCTCTGTGCAGTCAAAGCAGAATTTATACCTATTTTAAATGAAGAGCATCACGGTTATGCGTGGGTCAAAAATGGAAGTTGGCCAAAGCCATTACATCACGGTTTAAGAAATACACTTCAAAGCAAAATGAATCAAGGTAAACTAGAAACAGTTACTAAAGTACTGAATTTGCTTGACAAGTGAGCCAATAGATAGTATAATAACATTATGAAAGTATTAGTTCTCGGCGATGTAATAATCGACAAATATATCTATGGTACTAGCACTCGGATTAGTCCAGAAGCACCTGTCCCTGTGATTACATATAAAGACGAAAAAGAAACTATCGGTGGTGCAGGACTTGTATTTGAAAACTTAAAAAGTTTAGGCGTTGATGTCGATATGTTTGAAACACAAGGTCAAGTAAGTGTTAAAACTAGAATAATTTGTGACGGCCATTATATTACACGTATTGATGATGACGCACATGCAAGTGGTACAGACGTATTAGACCTTGTAAAATCAACAGACTTTTCACAGTATGACTATGTTGTACTAAGCGACTATGACAAAGGT